ATTTTTAATTTAATAGTATGGCTTATTTGCTTTGTAAGCCATAACATTTTAAGGGCTGTAGCTCTTAATGTGGAGGATGAAGATCCTGCTCCTCCGGTAGATCCTGCTCCTGCAGCGGATCCAGCTCCTACTAAAGCAGCTGATACTTTACCGGCAGTACCCGATTTTAAATATGATCCTAATGGAGATCCTGTCAAGCAGTTAAAGGAACTCTTACCCTATATTATTAATTTTAAAAGTATCCTAGGGGATGCTGTTAAAAATGAGAGTGCTGTAAGAGATCTGAAATCTCAGCTCAAAAATTTAGAGGGCAATATAACTAATTTATCCAGCAAAGTAATCAAGCTGGGTAATAAAAATATAACTATCAGGCCTACTGGATGGAGTAATGAGAAAAAAGAGGATTTTGCTACTATGTTTAAAAACATAGCTAAGAGGGGTAATCCGGATTATATTGATAATGCAAAATATAATGCGGAGATCCTTAAGATACAGGATAAGTATAAGGATGATAAAGCTGCTCTTAATACCGGCACAGATAGTCAAGGCGGCTACCTGATACCATCTGCTTTCACAGATGAGGTACAGAGAGTAGCTGAGGATAACAGCCTTATACTGCAGAAAGGCCGCAAGGTACCTATGACAATAGGCAATGAGCTGCCTATACTTTCTCTGCTTACCGGAACTACTATAGCATGGGTAGCTGAGGCCGGAGCTGTGCCTCAGGTAGAGCCTACTTTTGCAGAGAATAGGATTAAGGCCCAGAAATTAGCATCTTACAGTTTAATGAGCAATGAGTTTTTAGAAGATGAGGTAGTAGGCATAACTGATCTTTTAGTATCTCTTTTCGGAGAGGATATGGGAGCTGAGATAGATAATCAGGCTTTTCAGGGAACTGGAGCCGGAGTAGCATCTCAGGAGCCTTTTACCGGGATTTTAAATACTGTAGGGGTAAATGCTGAAACCATGACCGGTACCGGATTTAGCTCTATTACTTTTGATAATTTGACTAATGCTATAGCTCTGCTGAAAAGATCTAGTCTTAATGGAGCTCAGTTTGTAATGCATAGAACTATAGAAAATGTACTTAAGAAATTAAAAGATAGCAATGGCCAGTATATCTGGAGCCCGGCAGCTGTAGGATCTCCTGCTACTATGTGGGGGTATCCTTATGATGTAAATGATCAGATGCCAGCTTTAACAGATACAGCAGCGGCTACTGGCTTTATCATTTTTGGAAACCTTAAAAATTTCCAGTATGGAGTAAAGGCTGAGATGTCTGTAAGAGTGGCTACTGAGCTTAAGATGCTCAATGATCAGACCATTTTAATGGTAAGAAAAAGGATGGCCATGGGTACAGCTTTACCAGCAGCTTTTAGTATTATAAAAACTGCAGCAGGCAGTTAATCCATTTATAAGTATCTAATAAATAGAGGGAGCTGCCTTAAACTCTAGGGCTGCTCCCTCTTACATAAGGAGGCCATTAATGGCTAAAAAATCAGAAAAAAACAAAATGCAAAAAAGTAAAAACAATAAATCAAGGACTAATAAATCTAAGGCAGCAGCTAAAGATAAGCCTAAATCTTCTCCTAAGCCTGCAGTAAAAAAGGTAAAGGATCCGGAGCCTGTAGCTCCTAAAGAGAGATCTAATATACCTACAGTTATTAAGGCAGCCGGCAATGCTATTAAAAAGCATAGAGTGGAGATGATAGCTAATGCCAGTACTCCTCATGGAGATTTTACTAAGGGTCGGATATATGAGGTATCTGATAAAGTTTATCAAGATATTAAAAATCAATGCATCCCTTATGATGCTAAAAGATATGAGCAGGCAGCTGAGGGCATGAAAACCGGTAAAACTTTTCTCCAGCGGAGGAGGAGCTAATAAATGTTATTTGAAACTGAAATAAAAACAAAATGTAAATGTGAATCTAAAAATGATATAATCTTGAGTTTTGGAAAGCAGGCAGAGGCTTATGCAGATTTTAAAAAAATAAAAGATGCTATCTGCCCTGAGTGTAATGGTAAGATAACATTATTAAGCTTTGCAGATTATTTAGTAGGTAAAGTAAAAGAAAAAATAAAGGAGGGTGAAATTGAGTTTAATTAGTGTAGCTGATTTTTGGAGTAAAGCTGAAAATGCTGCATCATGGACTAGCCCGGAGATAGGAAATCCTGTAACTCCTCAAGGAACTATAAATTATTCTCCATGTAAGTTTAATAATGGCAGTTACAATACCGGCCCTGCTATAGCAGTAAACTATTTATATGGATCAAATATAATATCAAATTTAAATAGTTTTATATATGAGGAGTGGATTAAAACGGATTTTAGTGTAAATAGCGGAGTGGCCGATAATGGGAAACAAAATGGCCGCTTTGGAATATTCCAAGATAACAATAATATTTTATATAGTACTTTCCATAATAGCGGTACATGGGGATTATATACTTTAGTTAAAACTCAGGGAGTGCAGTATAATATAGCAATGAAAAGCGCAGCTATAACTTTTGCAGCTGGCAGCTTAAATCATATATTTACAGTATTTAATCCTAATGGGATAGCCGGAGGCTCTGATACTCTAAGAGTTTATTTAAATGGATCCTTAGTAGGTAGCTCTGCTATTTCCTTTAATGCTTTTCCTAATAATAATAATATCTTTTATTTTAATTGTATAAGAGGTACATCTAATATAGCTTATCCCTCTAATATGTTGATAGATAATGTTAAAATATATAATAGTACATCTCAAGAAACTATAGATCAAATAATAGCAAATAGAAATAATGAGGGATGGCCGGTAGATGGGTATCCTAATGCATCCAGATTTAACAATATAAGAGGGATAGCATCCGGAGGGAGTTTATGAATATAAAAAAATCAGTAGCAAAATGGATGCCAGTAAAATTAGTATCCTCAGATGATTTTAATACTGATATGAATAATATAGCATGGAATAATGCCGGGCTATCAGTATGGTATATAAAGGAGGGAGGAGATTGGATACAGAAAACACTGACAGCTAATGACTGGGATATTTGTACAGATTTAGTAGCTAATAGCGGCAGGATATATAAAGTACTATTTTCTGCATCTGAGCTAGATACTCTAGGAGGATTTAATTATACTGTATATTTAACTGGAGCAGTTACTTATGATGGGTACTTTGAGATAGTGAATAATACTAATGACGATATAGCGGATTTAGTAAATGCCCTTAATGATTTTGATCCTGATACTGATAAGGTATTATTAAATGATGTTACTCAGGGCCAGATAGATGATATTGAAACTAAATTAGATGGAATAAGCACAGATAATATAACACCTATAGGAGAGTAAGGTTATGAGTTTAAGACGATTTTCAGCGGCCATAAATAGCATCCTTGATCTTAGGATGCGGTTTAGATATGATGATAGTGGGCAAGTTTTTGATCCTTTCCTAGTTGATCAGGTAGAGATAATAGATAGCCAGACCGGTACTGTATTAGAAACCATAGCATCCGGATCTATTACTAATTTGGAAACCGGAGTATATAAGGTACTTACCTCTGCCAGCTGGAATACTACTCCCAGAACTATTATAGATAGATGGAGGATTAAAAAAACCTCTGCATCCAGCTATGAATATGTAGAGAGTACTGCAGTAATAAATGAGGATGCTGTAGCATCTGAAACTGCTATAGTAACTCTGGCAGAATGTAAAACTTATTTAAATATTACCTCTGGATCAACAGATGATTTATTAGATTTTCTCCGGGGTAAAGCTACCAGCTTTATAGAAAGCGGAGCTTTTTTAAATAGGGTACTTACTGAAACTCAATATAAACAGCTATACTCTGCAGATGGGGTACAGAAATTACAGCTAGACTATTATCCAATTACTGAGGTTACTGTGCTATCAGAAAGCCTAGATTATGATAATAAAACTTATGAGGCAGATTATTCTGCTACAGATTATTTAATCCATGAGGATGTAGGCCAGATAGAGATGCTATGGAGTTACTTTAGTACTCTCCAGAGAAATACTTATATAGAATATAAGGCCGGGTATTCTGCAGCTGATATGCCTCCTGATCTTAAGATGGTAGTATTAGATCTGATCAGTAAGAAATATTTTGATATAAAACAAGGCCGCTTTGGAATAACAGCCAGAAATATAATGACTGAAAATGTAAACTTTACCATTGAGGATCTTACTGAGGCTAATAGAAAAGTATTAAGGGCTTACAGGAAACCTCCCAGCAAAAACGGAGTAGATGTAACCGGATGGAGCTTATCTGCATGAGTGATATTAATATAATAATAAAAAATAAGCAGACTAAATTAAAATTTAAGCGGCTGGCTGATATGGATAAAAGCATTTTATTTCCAGCTTTTAAAAGGGCTTTGCTGTATTTAGAGGGAGCTGTAGATAAAAATTTAGCTACCGGGAAATATGGAATAAAAACAAGATCCGGCCGGCTCCGTACATCTTTAGATAGCAGGGTAAGATTTAGAGGTAAAGATATAGAGGGTATAGTAGGAACTAATTTAGTTTATGCGGCTATACAGGAGAGAGGAGGCAGAATAAATGTAACCTCTAAAATGGCTGCTTTTGCATGGCATAAATGGTATGAAACTGGCCTTATAATGTGGAAAGCTATTGCTTTAATGAAAGGCCGGCAAGTAGTAATACCAGCTCATTGGTATATGAGAAATACAGCTAAGGCTGAGAGAAATAGAGTATCTAAAATAATTAAGGATGGATTAATATCCGGGATCAAGGATGCTAAGTAATGAGTAGAAAAGACGATATAATAGATGAGATAAAAACTAGGCTAGGCAATATCTCTGTAGCTAATGGCTACTTATCAGATGTAGCTGAGGTAGCTGAGGATATTAAGGCTCCGGAGGAGCTTAGGAGCTTTCCTGTATTGTTTGTAATAGATGGCCCGGAAAGGAAAACAGATGCAGATGTAGATGAGCTGGATGCTACTCTTACTGTTATAGTTACTGGCTTTGTTGAGGCTACTGAGGGTAAAGAACAATTACGTAGAAATTTGCAGATAGATGTAGAGAAAGCTCTTACTAATACTAATGGAGTGCCTGACCATTTTTTAGGAGGGCAGCTGCATATAACTAATGTAAAGCCATCTGAGATTAAAACTGATAAAGGCGGCTATCCCGGCCCTTATGCTATGTTTGATTATGATTTTGAAATTAAATATTTTCAGCCTTATGGAACTCCATAGGCTAGGAGGTTATATATGAAATTTAAATATATAGGTAGATCCGGTAAGATGATCAGGGATAGAGTTATAAAAAATGGAGATATAGTGGATATGCCTGATAATTTTAATATGGTAAATTTTGAGCCTGTGGATCCTGATACCAGCTTTAAAAAGCATAAATTATTAAAAGTGAAAAGTAAGCCTAGTAAGGCTAAAAAAAATAGATCTAAAAAAACTCATATAGGAGGTAAATAATTATGAGTAAATTAATTAGTAACAAAGGGTATATAGGTATAGGTAGGCAGACTGCTAAAGGATCTAGGGCGGCCTCCTCAGATGTTTTTATTAAATATGATGATGAGGGCTTTACTCCTGAATTTGAAACTACTCCTTTGAGAGAGGGTGGAGATGGAGAGCTTATAGGAACTGTAGTAAAGAATATGCATATAGAAAAATGGAACTTTAATGTAAGGCTGAGGCCTGAGATAGCTTTATATATATATGCTTATATGCTGGCTGCTGAAAGTGTAAGCGGAGCCTCTGACCCTTATACTCATATAGTAACCAGAGGAGCTGAAAGGTTATGGCTTACCATCCGGAGAAAGCTAGATACTAACAGGGTACAAGTGCTGCAGGATGCTAAAATAGAAAAGATAACTCTGGAGGCTGAGGCCGGACAGCCATGGATGGCCTCTATTGAGGGCATGGCTATTACTGCAGATGAGGATACTGTAGAGGAAACTCCGGTATATGAAACTGTTGATCCTTTTATGTTTTACCATGGCACCGGCCGCTATAAGA